CACCCAGAAGAATTACTACTAGAAGAGTTTACCTTTCAAGAAACATTTATGATAGAAGACTATAGCGAACCAGAAACATTTATAGAGTTTACCAATGTAGAGGAACTAGAAGAATGGTTTGAAGAAGAAACAAGAGGTAGGGAAGAAGAATTTGCAGAGCTTGAAGAACCTGAAGAAGAATTTATAGAAGAAATATTTGAGGAAGAAGTAGTAGAAGAAGTTTTTGAAGCAATAGAAGAACGTATGGTAGAAGCTGAAATAGAAGAACAGAGAACTGAGCGAGAAGAAACCCCCGAAGAGTTTGAAGAGTTTCAACTGGTTGAGCGAGAAGAAGCTGAAGGCAAAAGTTCTATTAGCAGAGACATAGCTTTAAGAATCGTGGCTTCTACAATAGTGACAGCAAATCAAAGCGTAAGTGGCACAACAGCAGGAAACTCTGTTCATTCGAGTGGGGGTAGTGTAGCTTCTGGTAACAGTGCTAGTTCTTCTTCAAGTTCAGGAATGAGTATTTCTAGTTCACCGAGCATGTCAGATCAATTCGCTTCCGCTTCTGTTCAAACTAATCAAACATTGTCTATGAGTATAGAAACAAGCACAACAACAGATACTGGAGGCACAGCTAACGAAAATACTTTAGAGACTACGCAAGTTGTTATAGCAGATGTACAAGTTCAAAATGTACAAGATGAAATCGTTACAGCTATAGCAGATATTAGTACTACTTCAGACGCAGATCAAATAGCAGATCAAATTATCGCAGCTAATATAAAACAACAACAAGAAGAAATAGAACAAGAACAATCCGATACAGGGGAGTATGGAGATGAATCAGCACTTGTTGCTTTAATAGGTTACCTTCCTGCTTTTGATCAGTACCGAACAGTTTTTATCCCAGATCAAAAAAAGTGGTACTCAGACAGAACAATTTATACTACAATATTAGATGACAACAAACAAGCGTTTTATGGTTTAGCAGGTCAGAGCATTAGAACGCTGACTGAACTAAAAAAATTACAACCACGTTTATAGGAGAATTTTATGAATTGGTTTGAAAACAAAACAACACAACTAATAGCTCTTGCAGGAATAGTTACAACTCTAGCTGGGTTTGGCTACACAGGAGCAACTTATGTTAATAGAATTGATAACCTTGAAGCTCAAATAGGAGGCATAGGTGACACTGAATCAGCTCAACAGCTTATTGAAGAACGTTTTGCTGCGATAGAAACATCAGTTGAATATATAAACAAGTCAATAGACAGTTTAACAATACCTGACGTTACAGAAATAAAAACAGACATAGCTACTATTAAAGCCGACCTTCAAAGTTTAGATAGAGATATTAAAAAACTAGAAGCTGGCAATCCACTAGCAGGGTAATAATATGAAATTTAGTTTAATTAAAAACATGGTTGGAGCACTGGCTCCTACTCTTGGTTCAGCTTTGGGCGGACCATTAGGCGGTCAAGCAGCATCTGTTATAGCTGGAGTTCTTGGTTGCCAATCAGATCCAAAGTCTATTAACAAAGCAATACAAGCAGCGACACCAGAACAAATGTTAGAGCTCAAAAAAGCAGAGCAAGGCTTTGAGCTACAAATGAAAGAACTTGAAGTAGATGTATTTAAGTTAGAAGTTGCAGATAAACAAGACGCACGAGGCAAGTTCAGTAAAGATTGGACTGCTAGAATTATGGGCATAGTTATTGTCGGTGGATTTATGGGCTACATATTTTTAGTTACCCTTCAACCACCAGAACAAAACAGCGAAGCATTAATTAACTTAGTGCTTGGTTATCTAGGTGGGTTGGCAAGTGCTGTAATTAGCTTTTACTTTGGTGCTTCAAACACCCCTGATAAAAATGACTAGTAGAAAAACAGCTTCTGATGTTCACTCAGATCTCCGTGCACATGAAGCAAAATGCGAGGAACGATGGAAAACTATTTTTTCAGAAACAGCAGACATAAAAAAAGAAATGAACGATCTAAACGGAACATTAAAAATGGCAATGTTTGGAACGTTTGGGTTTTTAGCAACCCTTTTAATTGCCTCTTTAACAGGGGTGGTAGCAATATAATGCGTATATCAGATAAAGGTTTTCAACTCATTAAAGATTTTGAAGGATGTGAGCTCAAAGCGTATCAATGTGCCGCAGGTGTTTGGACAATAGGGTACGGTCACACTAAAGATGTACAAGAAGGTGATATTTGTTCTTTAGAAAAAGCAGAACATTTACTACAGCGTGAGTTAGAAGAAGAGTATGAAAAATACATTAATGAACTCGTAACAGTTCCCATGAACCAGTGTCAGTTTGATGCTTTAGTTTCTTGGGTGTACAATTTAGGTCCAGCAAATTTGAAAAAATCTAGTATGCTTAGAGTTTTGAATGAAGGTAAATACGATGAAGTTCCAGCACAAATAAAAAGATGGAACAAGGCTGGTGGAAAAGTGTTGGATGGATTAATTAGAAGGAGACAAGCAGAAGCAGAAATGTTTGAAGGTGAAAATGCCTCTTAGTAAATTTATTTTTCGTCCTGGCATCATGCGTGAAGGCACCGACTACGACAACGAAGGTGGATGGTTTGATGGGAATTTAGTTCGTTTTAAGTCTGGTCGTGCGGAAAAAATAGGAGGATGGCGGAAAGACTCTGTCAATACTTTTATAGGCACTTGTAGAGAGTTGTCCAGTTGGGTAACTTTAGATGGTTCTAAATACTTAGGTTTAGGAACACATAAAAAATACTTTATACAAGATGGTGATGTGTATTTTGATATTACTCCTTTACGTTTGACAACAGGAGCTAACGAAATATCTTTTGCAGCAACTAGCGGATCAAATATCTTAACAATAACAGACACGGCACACGGTGCAGTACAAGGAGACTTCGTTACATATAGCGGTTGTGCCAGTTTAGGTGGATCAGGATTAATTAGTGCAGCAGTATTAAATCAAGAGTACGAAATAGCAACCGTTACTAGTGCTAATGTATATACTATACTCGCTAAAGATACGTCAGGGAATAGTGTGTCGGCTAATGGAAACGATACTGGAAACGGACAAGGAACAGTAGTCGGTAAATATCAAATTAATGTAGGTCTGGACAATTACGTTCAATCTACTGGTTGGGGTGCAGGTCTTTGGGGTGGAGGAACATTCGGTTCTGCTACTGCTTTAAGTTTTGTGAACCAGTTAAGACTTTGGTCTGCGGATAACTTTGGAGAAGACTTAGTTAGTTGTGCTCGTAACGGTGGGATTTTTTATTGGGACGTAAGTGCTAAGACATTGGGTACAGATAGAGCTGTGCTTTTATCTGGGATTACTGGAGCCAATCAAGTTCCTACTGTAGGATTACAAGTTATCACTTCAGAAACAGACAGGCATTTAATTGTTTTAGGTGCTGATCCGTTAAGCGGTGATACACGGACAGGTGTAATAGATCCTATGTTAATAGCTTTTAGTGACCAAGAAAACTCATTAGAATTTGAAGCTAAAACTACGAACACCGCAGGAAGTTTAAGACTTTCTGCAGGAAGTACTATAGTTGGTTCTGTAAAAGCAAGACAAGAAATTCTTATCTGGACAGATACAGCTTTATACAGTATGCAGTTTATAGGCTCCCCATTTACTTTTGGTCTTAATTTAATTAATAACAACACAGGTTTGATAGCTCCTAATGCAGCAGTTACTTCTCCTGCTGGTGTGTATTGGATGGGTTACGATAGTTTCTATTCTTATAACGGTAGCGTTCAAAAAATACCTTGTAGTGTATTGAGTTATGTTTTTGATAATTTAAACGTTAGCCAAAGTTATAAAACTGTGGCTTTTACAAATAACAAGTTTAATGAAGTCGGTTGGTTTTATGTTTCTTCTGATTCTACAGAAATAGATAAGTACGTATCCTACAACTACGCTGAAAAATCTTGGAGTTATGGTACTTTGAGTAGGACAGCTTGGTTAGACTCGGGAACAGTCAACTTCCCTAGAGCCACAAGTAGTTCATATCTATACGAGCACGAGTTTGGTTACGATGATGATGGCTCACCAATGACTAATGTATTTATAGAAAGTTCTGACTTTGATATAGGTGACGGTGAACAGTTTGCGTTTATATCTAAAATTATTCCTGATCTTAGATTTGTTAGCAATAGTTCTGGCGGAGCAGTGAACATGGTTTTAAAAACTAGGGATAGTCCTGGGGATACATTAGCTACGAATAGCACAAGTGTTATTACTAGTACAACTTCTGAAAGTTTTGTAAGAGCTAGAGCAAGACAAGCAACAGTAAGAATAGAATCTGATGACGATGATGTTTCTTCAAATACAAGTACTGGTTGGAGATTAGGAGCTACAAGATTAGACGTAAGACCTGACGGTAGAAGATGAGCAAGTTACTGCCGACTCGTTTACCAGTTAGTATGGAGTCTGGAGTTTCTTCGGATACATACAACAGATTAGTAAGAGTACTAGAAATTAATCTAGGAGAAGTTGACCCAGAAAATACTAGAAACGTTACTCAAGCTCAACGAAACACATTAAATTTTAACGTAGGAACTATTATTTGGAACACCACTATAGGTGCGTTACAAGTATATAAAGGTTTGTACTGGGAAAATTTAAGTACACCCACTGATCCACAAGGGTATGAAGTATTAGCTTCTGTTGGAGTTGTTACTGTGACATTAGATAAAAATGTTACTATTAACTTAGGTGTAGAAAATAGTGGTTACGGAGTAGAAGCGTATTATAATTAAACGTTGCGTTTTTTGTAAGAAATTAAAAACTATTAACAAGTTTGATTTCCAATATAAACGAACGTATTGCCAAAAGTGCAAGCAAGAAAAAAGAATAAGAAACATTAACTCTAGCCCTAAAAATTACATTGGTAATTTAGTCACACAGTTACGTTACAGCCGTAAAAAACAAGGGTTTCAATGGAAAATATCTGCTAAACAACTCTACGATTTATACGAAAAACAAGACGGTAAATGTTCTGTATCGGGTGTAGAAATGACTCATTTTAGAACACACGAAGTAGAAGGCGATACAAATATATCTATTGACCGTATAGATCCTGCAGGTCTTTACGTCATAATGAATATACAACTCGTCTGTAAGAGGGTAAACTATATGAAACACAATAAAGATCAAAAAACCTTTCTTAAATGGATAGGTTTGATATACAATAATAGTAACAATGACTGATCGAAGGAAGAGTAAATGGGATTAAAAAAATTCTTTAAGAAAAATTTACGAGATATCGTCACAGTAATAGGGGCTGTGGTTCTTGGTCCAGTTCTTGGTCCAGCAGCAGGTGCTGCTATTGGTCAAGGAATAGGTTCTTTAGCAGAAGGTAGAAGTTTTAAAGACTCCGTAGTGAGTTCAGCTAAAATTTATGGTGCTGGTAAAATAGGCGAAGGAGCAGGTTGGGGTCAAACTGGAACAAATGCTGCTGGCGCAACAACCGCCCCTAGTGTTTTCCGTTTCGGAGATCCTTTAGTAGCAGGTCAAACTGCAGGAATCGGCGGAACATTTCAAGATTTAGGAGCAGGAGCTCGTAATTTAATGTTTGGTGGAAACAATCCAGCTACTGGTAAACCATTTACTTTTAAAGAAACTTTAGGTAAAGGCAGTCCTTTAGGTAAAGGCTTTAGCGACCTTAGTTTTATGAATAAGGCTGGTGTAGGAGCGTTAGGGTTAGCTGGTATGGGTGGGTTTGATTCCGTACCTGAATCTAATAACACAATGCCAGGAGCCACGAGCCAATATTTGACTAGAGGTTTAACCCCAGCTAGATTAAGTAACGCATACAGCACCGCAGGTATACCAGTAGGTGCACCTCAAAGCGGTAACGCTTTAGATTCTAGCTTCGCTGGTTACGACCCTATTAACCAAGCATACGCTGGTCTGTTAGACAAAAGTTATGGAGAGATGGCTTTCCCTGAGTTTCAACAACAACCCATAGGAGCTAAGTTCGGTGGCGGTATAGCTAAGTTAATGGACGGTGGCGACATACCACAACTAGATTTAAGAGAACACGGTGGGGATATAAACGATCCCGAAGGTTCTGGTGACGAAGATACTGTACCTGCATTACTAGCAGACGGTGAGTTCGTTATGACTAAACAAGCAGTAGCAGGTATGGGTAACGGTAATCACGAAACAGGGATCGCTAATCTATACGCTATGATGGACATGAATGAAAACAAAGCTCAGGGAATGGGCATAGGAAGAGCATAATGGCAACTACCACGAACTACGCAAGACAGGAAAGTTTACCACCAGAGTATTTACAACAGTTTTTCGCTGGTGTGCCAGGAGCCAATGTCCCTGGAATAATGCCTTTGATGAACCAAGACTTGGTCAACAAGCTTCAAAGCATGGGGCAACCTGGAGGCACACCGTTTAATTACCAAGACCCACGCATAGCTGGGTTCAGCGGTGCAGAACAACAAGGGTTTCAAAACGCAGCAGAAGGCATAGGAAGTTATCAACCGTTTTTTAGAAGAGGCGAACAATTAGCTGAGCAAGGTGTATCCGACGTAAGAAGAGCTACCGATATAGGTACTCAATACATGCAACAAGCTGGTCAAGAAGGAGCAGGTGCGGTTAGAGAAGCAGCAGGAATGTTAAGAGGTTTACCTAGCCAATTTCAACAAGCCCAAGGTTTAGGTATGGGGGCGACAGGTCAGTACAATCCTAATTCTGCTCAAAGTTTTTATAACCCTTTTGAAAATCAAGTTGTCGACCAAACAATGCAAGATATCAACAGGCAGTTTGGTCAAGCATCTATACAAGATAGAGACAACCAAGTGGCTAGTGGTGCTTTTGGCGGTAGCAGAGGTAGATTAAATCAAGAAGAGATAGCACGACAATTTGGTCGTGGTGCAACAGAAGCTATCGGCGGTATACGTGCTGGTGGTTATAGTCAAGCTCAACAACAAGGTCAACAAGCATTTGAACAAGATAAGTCTAGGCAATTACAAAATGCACAGCTGTACGGTAACTTAGCTGGTCAACAAGGAAACGTCGCTGGAGGACTTGGAGCGTTAGGTACAGGGTTAAGTAATATATATGGCGGAGTAGGTAGAGATATATCAACTGCAGGGCTAGGGTTAGGTCAGTTTGGCTCTAACGTAGGCGGTCAGTTAGCTGGATTTGGTCAAGGTATGTCTGGTTTACAAAACCAAGATACTCAAACTTTATTAGGCATAGGTGGAATGCAACGTGGTAGAGATCAAGCTAACTTAGATATGAACTATCAAAACTTTGTTGGTCAATACAACTTACCAAGTCAATTATTCGGTCAGATGGGTCAGACCGCTGCAGGGTTCGCCCCAGCGTTAGGTGGCACTAATTTGACACAGTCAAATAGTAGCGCACCAAGTAATTCATTAATGCAAGGCATAGGTACAGCAGCAGCACTTTACGGTGCAACGAGACCAACAGGTACGGGATAATGGCAATAAACGATGTAGCTCCGTTCATAGATTACGAAAACGTAAACCGCAACGCAACTTATGACCCCACCATGGTGGACCGAATGTCAGAAGCTAAAGGTATGCTTCAACAGAACGTGCCCATAGAAATGATTATCCAACAGACAGGTGTTCCAAGAGAGACTTTACAACAACTTCTTGTTAGTATGCAAAATATAGGTAGACCAACAACACCTGGAACACCCCCACCAGTTATGTCTAATCAAGAAAATAGACCAACACAAGAACAAATGGTGAATGAATTTGGTTTGGTTGGAAACATCAATAGCTCACCTGAACAAATAGACGCTAGGTTTCAAGATATACAAATGAACCCAACAGATCCTTTGTCTAATAGAGAACAAGGAATGTTGGATTCATATACAGGTAGTGGGGGCATACCTTCACTACCTGTACAACCAGAGGTGGCAAACGTTATGCCAGAGAACGCTAGGCTTATGCCAGACGCACCTAATTTTATGCCAGATGTAAACATGCCAGATAATTTAGGCTCAGAGATAGGCGATTACCTTACAGATGAGTTGGGTTTTGATCCTGCAACAGGTGAGGGTGTTGAAAATCCTAGTGTAAATCAACAGTTTAATCAAGCTAACGCAGAAGTTGCTTTAGGCGCAGAAGATCCAAAAGGAGAAATGGATAAACTTTTAAGAGCTCAAAGTATATTAAAAGGACAACCTGAAAACGATGTAATAGCAACGTATAAAGACGCGATGCTTAATTACGCTGGTTTAGATTACAAAGATTTTATAAAAACTCCAGACGAAGGTATGCCTTTTTTAGTAGCTGGGTTAAGTCTTATTGAATCAGGTTCTAAAGGAGACACTTGGGGAGACGCATTAAGTAAAGCTGTAGGTAAAGGGCTAGTCACTAAGAAAAAAGGTGACATGCAATATCAAGATCAAATAAATAATTTTGAACTTAAAACAGCTATGTCTAAAGATGCTTCGATCCGTACTTTTATAGGCGACGCAATAAAATCTGAACAAAAGATTGCAGAGAATATGAGAATTGGTACACGTAAAAATTATGTTGTCACAGTTCCTAATCAAGATAACAAAATTGTTATGCCCTTAACTAGTGGACAAGTAGATCTATATACAAGGGAGTTTGGTCCAGGAAGCGTAACCGAATACGATAGCTCAAAAAATGCATCTAAAAATTATGTCGTCACAACTAACAACGGCGACAGTTATAAAAAACTGTTACTAGAATCAGATTTACAAGGGTATAAAGATTTAGTAGACCAAGGTCAAATTCAAAGTATTCTTGTAGGAACTGCGGAATCCGATACTAACGATCTTTCCGTTATGACTAGACCTAAAGGCAAAGGAACAAATTATCCTTACACATATTCAATGACAACAGCCGAAGGTTATAACAAGATGTTAAATGATCCTAAGTTAGACGCACAAGTTTTTGATCCTAAAGGTTATGTAGAAGTCATAGATCTTAAAGGCGACGGTAGTTTAGAAAGAATTCCTCAAGTTCAATATAATGCAAACAGAGACCAGTACCGTTTAAAAAGCGGTTTTATGGCTTCAATTTCTAACGGAGATACTTCTATTGAAATGATGTCTGATGGCATACCTGGGGGCACAAGTTTAATGAGTGACAAACAGATAGGTTTGTCAGTAGAAAAAAATCAAGTTGTTCCTTTTAGAAGCAGAAAATATTTAACAGATGAAATTAGTCGTAACATCACTGACATAGTAACAAATATCGGTGCTATGGAAAACCCTGATTTAGCTTTTGATAATCTTGCAGGAAGATCATTAGAATTTGGACGTTCTTTAATTACTAACGTCAATGCTTTTGGTAACGTAATGAGAAGCGGTGAAGGTACAGTAGGCGGAAAACCTATTAAAAAATTCAACTACAAAGTAGATGGTGAAAATGTTTCTTATCAACAATATCAAGATTATTTTATGAACACAGAAGCATTTAAAGAGTTTGAAGCTGGTGCTTTTGGTCAATATATTCTTGATGCATCTCCTAACAGAGCTGTCGCTAAAGCAGCATTATTTAATTTAGCTTTAAAAGGGGCTACTGCTATGGGAGGCAGTGCTGATTTAGATATGAGAGCTATTAGTGATAAAGATATGGAACTCTTTATGACTATGGTTGGTTCTAACGCTAGTAACTTTACAGATTTTAAAGCTGTTATTGGTGAGTTCCATAGAAATATTATTCAAAACGAAATGAATTTTTTAGAAACTCAATTAGAAATCCCACCAAAAAAATTACAAAAAGTTAGAATTCCAGGTACGGATGAGTTTGAAGATTCACTTGTCGATGTATTCGAGATGAGAGGATTGTACGAGTACAGAGATAAAAGAATGCCAGAGTTACAAGCAATGTTAGACGCTATAGATACTCCACGTGTTGATTTAAACACAGGCAAACAACGTAACGCAACAGATCTTTTAAGAACAATGAATTTAGAAGATGTATCTTTGCCTAGTGGTGAGGTTGTTACATCAACAGCATTGTCTGGTCATGAAATTAGTGGGAAAAATTTAAGTTACGCTGAATTAGTTGCGTATATTGCTTCTGTTCCACCATCAGATCAAAGCTCAAAACTTGCAAGTATAAAATCAAATTTACAAAATTCTGGTCAAGGACAAAACTATTCTATTTTCCTTAACATGTTACAAAATTCAGGTGTGATCAATGGCAATTAATGACGTTTTTGATCTTGACCCAATACTAAACGATGCTCTAGCTAAAAAACCTAGACCTCTTCAAGACATAGACGATTCTAATTTATTTGCTATACCTCAAGCAAAAGCAGATTTACCTTACTCCGAGTCTGGAGGAACATACGACACCGCTAAATTAAAAAATTTCTTAGTAGAAAAAGGCGTACCTATTTCATTTATAGATGGATTAGTTGGTGCTCCTGGAGGTTTTAGAGATAGAGCTACTAGCCTTGACACAAACCCATTGACCCCTGGAGGCTTTGGTTTTGGTCCATTAAAAATAAGGGGAGCTAAAGAATTATTTGATCCTACAGACGCAGGCACTATGGCTGCAAAAGAAGCGGGAGTAAACACAGAAGATACTCCAACCGAAATAAGTGAAATAGCTTCATACTTACCCATGGATCAATACGACGACGGTATCAGGAGACTCGTTAAACAACATTATTTCTCTAACCCTGAAGTAGATAAAAACCACAATTTTGAATTTCAAAGAGAACCTTACAATAAACAAATTTTATACAGAGAACCTATTACTAATGAAATGAAATTTATTAATCCTCCAGGGATAGATTTTGGAAGTGCCAAAGCAGGTATTCAACCGTTAATCTATGAAGGCATAGGATTATTAACAGGCGTAGGTGTGACTATGAAGGGTGGTCCTTTAGTTACAGGAACAACAGGAGCTATCGGTGGTGCACTTGCAGCAGGAGAAATAGCAGATGAATTTGGTATGGGTCAAACAGGTAAAAGTGTGGCCACTACTGTAGGTGCAGCAGCAGGTGCGATAGCAGGAACTACTTCAGGTCTTATTACCATACCCCTTATGGGCGAAATCTACGGCAGTTATCTTTTTAGATATAACAATTTAAACATGTTAAAAGAGAGAGGTCTTATTGATTATACCCCTGAACAAATTCAAACTGCAGCCATGAAAGATGCAGGTATGACCACTCTATTTAGTCTCGGTGGTGCTGCTGCGTATAAATATTTTAGTAAATTTTTAGGGAATACTCCTGGGATACCTGGAATCGATGAAGAAGACTTTATTAAGGCTTTTGATGAATTAAAACTAGAAGCTATAGATAACCCTGCTCAAACGAATGTGTTAACAACATCTTCAGTGCCAGAAATTATGGCTGCTGGAGACGTTGGTTCTCCTATCACAAGACAAGGTTTTGAAGCAGACATAGTAAAAGAAGCTGGTAAGGGCGGTAAAAGAGGTGCAGAAATTACCGCGAAAATAGATGCTGGCAGAAGAGCTAAAATAGAAGGACTTGAAGAAGTTATAGAAGGTGCTGGTCCAAGCATGCCCTCTAAAACAGGTTCAATGAAAGAAGAAATGGATGAGTTAGCACCCGAAGTAGTTCTAAGGAAAGAAGAACTTGGAAAAGAGTTTAGAGAAGACTTTAAAGAATCTCTTGATCCTAAAGTAGAAAAAATTGAGCTAGAAATTCAAAATGAAAGAGGATCTTTTGGTGATCAATTAAGTCTTTTGTTAGACAACAGTGTTTCTAGTGAAGACGCTGTTAATTATTTAAAAGAAACACTTTTACAAATTAAGAAAAAAGCAGGTGGTTTAGATAAATCTGTTAAAGATCCATATAAATCATTTAAAGTTAAATTAAATGATGTAATTAAAAAGAACAAGAATAATGACAAAACTTTAAATTCAATTTTAGATTTTTCTAATAGCGGTGACCGTGATTTTTTTGTACAGATGTTAAAAGATCCAGATTTTCCAGAAGCAAAAATGTTTTTAAAACAAACATTAAGAAACAAGTACAAGAATATGTTAGAGTTGGATGACGCAGGTAATTTAATTCCTATGTCTCCTAAAGCACACGATGCTTTTCTAAAAGCTAATAAAAATAGTATGGATGATTTGTTTGGTCCAGAAGAACTAAAAGAATTCGCAGACGCTAGAGTATTTGGTAGACAACTTGACAATAGAGTTAAAAGAAAAGAGCGTCAAATAAATGAATTGCGCAGAGAACCTTGGGGCGGTAACACTGACCCAGAGTATATTTTCCGTGAAACATGGACTAGCCAAAAAGAAGGTATAACCAGAACTAGAAAAGTTAGAGAAATCGTAGGTGATAATTCGGATTTATCTGATGAGTATAGGCTATTAATTCTTAACGATATAAAACAACAGACAGGTGATTTTTCAGGTAAAGGTATTTTAAAATATGTAGATGAGTATGGGGCAATGATGGATGAATGGTTCCCTAAAAAATTCAAAAAAGATTTAAAAACTTATGGTAAGTTAATTGATGACTTACAGGTAAGTCCAGGCACAGTAAAAAATCCAGCACTATTAGTTGAATTAATTAACAAAGCAGCAAGAGTTTATGTAGGGTTTTTCACTGCTCCAGGTAGAGCATTAAGTGCTACTAAACAATTGTTGCAAGTGTACAACGATAAAGCGTGGGTAGATATACTACTTGACCCAGAGCAACTTGCTACCGACATTGGTAGAAGAAAATTTCTTAACAGTAAAACAGCAAGAGCTTTTGCTCGTGCTGGAGGAAGAGAAGCTGGCAGAGAAGAAGCACCAACAGAAGGTAATATCCCTGTAGTAAACGAAGGCGTAACTGAAAAAAGAAACAGCATGAGTGAAGAAGATTATAATTCAATATTTAATATGAAAGATCTTAAATTGAACAGGGGTGGCAACCCTTTAATAGAATTAAAGTATAATTACTGATATGAGTATTTACGATAGATTAAAAAGCCAACCCTTAATGCGTATGCAAGAGGGTGGTCAAGCAATGACTCCTGAGCAACAAGCTCTTTTGGATAAGTATGTTCAAGAAGCTACAACTAATTTTATTGGTGGTGATTTTACTACTCCTTCAATAGATCTAGGTGGTGGTTTAGGGGGTATTCCTGGTGCTAATTTAAACATGCAAGATATACTTGCTCAGTTACCCCCAAGTGGATTACTTGAAAATCAAATGTTTGGTATACCTACTGTGTTTACAGATCCAGTAGAAGATGTTGCTCCAGTTATGCCTGATGCTCCTGTTACAGACCCAATTGTAGAAGTAGTAAGTGACGAAGTAGCTCAGGAAGTAACCCCAACTCCAACCCCAGCCCCAAGTACACCCCCTCCATCCACAGGTATTCCTGCAGCAGGAGACATGGTTACTCAACCACCTCGTGTGGTTTTACCTCCTACTGCTGCGGAAGATATGAATCTAATTACAGGTACAGACGCTCCACTTACAGAAGAAGAAATGTATAATGTTGCTACTCCAACTATGACTCCGACCACAGGTAAAGATATTGCGAGACTTAACCAACAATACAACGAGACGTTTTTAAAAATGCTAGTTCAAGATCCAGTTAACGCACAAGCTGCAGCACAAGCTGGTCAACCTGTGTATGGTCCTGGTAGTAATCAAGGTATACAGTCTGGGTTACTTGGTGGTGAAAATATAAGCCGTTACGCTCAAAGCCCTAACCAAAGTTACATGGCTCCTGGAATTACAGGTTCAAGTGGTGCTTCAATGCAGGATATGTTTAACAACTACGGTAATTACCAACAACAATACTCAACTCCTGCCGATATTCAATTTCAAATGGGCAACGTATTTGGTAACCCACAAAATCAAACTAATCAAAATTTGAATAACCCTTATGAGCAGTATGGTAATATAGCGTTTCCTACTTTTGGTTCAGGTGTCACGTCTCTTGTGCCACAAGATACTAGAAGTTCTCTATACTAACCAATCACTCAGTCGGTCTTCACCTAGAACTAAACTCGCTATAGACTGTTTCTTTCTTAACGCTTTTACTATTTTTTCGTCTACTGTTTTTTCACACACTATGTCTATGTAAGTAACTTTGTTAGTTTGCCCTATACGATGAGCACGGTCTTCTGATTGTAAACGTTTTTCTAAATCGTAGTTGTTACTGTAGTACACCACGGTACTGGCAGCAGTCAATGTAATTCCATACCCACCAGTCTGAGTGTTGCCTACGAAAAATCTTAATGGGTGGTTAAGGTCTTGAAAGTTTTCAATTACTTGTTCACGTTCTGATTGTTCTACACCACCGTAGTAAGTTCCTACTGAATCATTGCCGTATAATTCTTTTAATGTTTTTTCTATGCGTTGTATGTCATATCTATAGTTAGCCCATATAATCATCTTTCCATCTGTTTCTTCTATAATAGAGAGCAATTCAGGAAGTCTTTGAGA